TCAAGTATGATAACGACAAACCTCGAATGGATCTCCTAGACTTCGATGCTCTAGAGGGTCTTGCCAAGGTATTAACTTTTGGAGCTAAGAAGTATGACGAGCATAATTGGAGAAATGGTATTAGTTATAGTCGTCTCACTGCTGCTATGCTCCGCCACCTCGCTGCTTTACAAAGAGGCGAAGACATTGACGCAGAAAGTGGCCTTCCACATATTGATCATCTTGGCTGTTGCTGGATGTTTCTATCTAACATGACCAAAACACGACCAGACCTAGATGATCGGTATAAATGCTAACCTTAGTAGATATATTCGACCGTTTACGTCGTATAGATGAAGTATCCTTACTAGAGATCCTTAAAATCACTAGTGAGGATATTGTAGAGCGATTCCAAGATCTAATCGAAGAACTCGCTGATGAATTAGAAAAAGAACTGGACGAAGAACCATTTGATGAGTAACAACTTAACCGACTATCAGCAATACATTCACAAATCACGCTACGCTCGTTGGATCCCTGATCAAGGTAGACGTGAGAATTGGGGGGAAACAGTTACACGTTACTGTGATTTCTGGGCTAAACGCTTCCCTGAGACATTCCCATACAAAGAAGTATACGATGCAATCTATAATCTAGATCTAATGCCATCCATGCGTGCCCTTATGACAGCAGGACCAGCTCTAGAACGTGATAACATTGCAGGTTATAACTGCTCTTACTTACCTATTGATGATGTTCGTGCCTTTGACGAAGCTATGTTCATTCTCATGAATGGTACAGGCTTAGGTTTCTCTGTAGAAAGACAATATGTCCAAAAGTTGCCAACGATTGCAAGTGAGTTCTCTCTTACCAATACAACGATTACAGTGGCGGACTCGAAACAGGGTTGGGCAACTGCCTTACGAGAATTGCTTGGCTTACTTTACACTGGTCTTATCCCAGAGATTGATTACAGCAAGGTCAGACCTGCTGGAGCAAGACTTAAAACTTTTGGAGGAAGGGCTAGTGGACCTAGGCCTCTCCAAGACCTGTTCCAATTCGCAATTGAACTCTTCCAAAAAGCGGCGGGGCGTAGGTTATCCTCTGTAGAATGCCATGACTTAGTATGCAAGATTGCTCAGATTGTAGTAGTGGGAGGTGTACGACGCAGTGCTCTGATCTCCTTGTCAAATCTGACGGATGAGCGTATGCGTAACGCCAAGAATGGCGCTTGGTGGGAAGATGAAAAACAACGAGCATTAGCTAACAACTCAGTAGCTTACACTGAAAAGCCGGACATCGGCATCTTTATGAAAGAGTGGCAATCACTATATGAATCAAAATCTGGAGAACGTGGCATCTTTAACCGAGTATCTGCACAATTGCAAGCTGCAGCTACAGGACGCAGAGAAGCTGATTACGAATTTGGAACAAACCCTTGCGGTGAAATCATTCTCAGACCATGCGGATTCTGCAACCTTACTGAGGCTGTTATACGAGCAAGCGACACTATCGAAGACGTATCTAGAAAGGTTCGCATTGCTACAATCCTTGGGACTTTTCAGTCGACTCTCACCGATTTCAAGTACATTCGCAAAATCTGGCAAAGAAACGCAGAAGAAGAACGGCTCCTTGGGGTTAGCCTCACAGGAATCCTCGACAATGTCTTGTTTGGGCAGCAAGTAAGTGAAACAGCTCTCAAACACCTTAAAGATGTTTGTGTTGAAACTAACAAAGAGTGGTCCACTAAACTTGGCATTCCACAGTCTGCTGCTATTACTACTGTTAAGCCTAGCGGTACAGTTAGTCAGTTGGTTGACTCGGCTAGTGGTATTCATCCTAGACATAGTGATTATTACATTCGCACTGTACGTGCAGATATAAAAGATCCACTTGCTATCTTCCTTAAAGAAAAGGGTGTACCCGTAGAAGTTGATGTAATGAATGAGAGTAACCTTGTGTTCTCATTCCCACAAAAAGCTCCTGAAGGTTCAGTCTTACGTAAGCAATGGTCAGCTGTAGAACAGCTTGAGCATTACCTTAAGTTCAAACAATTCTGGTGTGAACACAATCCCTCTATTACAGTATATGTACGTGAAGAGGAGTGGATGGAAGTCGGTGCCTGGGTTTACAAGAACTTTGATGATGTAGGGGGGGTCAGTTTCCTACCATTCAATGATCACTCTTATCAACAAGCACCATATCAAGATTGTACCAAAGAAGTCTACGAAGCTGCTAAAGCCTTATTCCCAGCAATTAGTTGGGAAGAATTTAATGCATTTGAAGAAGACGACTCTACAATCAATCACCATGAATTAGCTTGTGTAAATGGAGCTTGTGAGTATGTGTGAGGTATCATTTGACTTTATTCGAGGCCTGGTAGCAGGCTTTGAATACATTGATGACTATGACGAAGATAATAAAATGTACACCATTGTTATCTTCCATCTAATCTTTATTAGAGTAATATTTATGACGGAGAAGTAATGCGTAGAAGTAGACATGACGGTGGCAAAGGCGACAAGCCTATTGCCCCGCAAGACCAAGAGACGTTTGACAACAATTGGGATCAGATCTTTAAAGCTAAAAAGACGGAAGACAGTTATCCTTGTGAAGTCATTCGTGGTACTAACCAACACGAAGAAACCAAGAAGTAGAAATGAAGAAGCCACCTCATAAGGGTGGCTTTTTTATTGCATGTAATGGATAAGGGAGTACAAGCTACGCCTGCCAATTCGTTGATACCATAGTTAGAAAGACGGAAAATCCCTATGTTCTTGATACCCTCTAGCCGTCTTGACTATTGATTTGGAGTTGAGTTATACAGCATCTGGTCTTTCTTCTGGCTACCATTGGTAGATCCAAACCAAAAGGCTACAACGCTAACCCACGCAGTTCCAAGAGAACCAAGCATAATCAAAAGTGGTTGGTTATTGTCTTGTGCATAACCCATCATAATAGAAAATAAGATTCCAAAGAAACCAATAGTAATACCATATGACAAAACAGCTGGAACCATAGACTTTGTTTCAGTCTGCATGTCTCTAGCTGACTTGCGATCTTCAACAGCCAATTGCTCAAAGTTAAGACCAAGTGCTTGTGTCTGCTCTTTAAACTTAATCTCTTCTTGTTGTACAAGAGCGATTTGATCAGCTGATAGTTTATTATCGTTGATCATTGACTGTACTTGATCACCTGACACACCAAACAGCTTAGATAAAGCTGCTGTAGCCAGTCCTGCAAGGGGGCCACCAAGGCATGTAGCAATGGTAGGAGCAATCTGCATTAACCAATTCATGATACGTATACTCCATCTTTAAAACAAGCTTGTTCTTTTAACCTACGTTTTAGTATGCTGTCGCTATGACCACCAGCTACAATACTCCATTTAGGAAACTCAAGAGCTGCTGCTGGCTTGTTGCCAGCTTTAATAAGCTTAAGCAACGTAGACCGTTGTAAAGAACCAACACCTAAGTTGTATGTAAACGACACTAACGCATCAAACTCATTCTGAGTTACATCAATACCTGTATCATTTATACAACGCTCAGCTGTCCCAACGTCCTGCGTAAGCAGGGTAGTTGCTTGTCCCATAGTGATTGGACTACCTTGTACCAATCCATCTCCAGACACCATCAGGTGTCCATATCCAACAGTCCATTTACCAGCTGTATCTAAGTAAGGCATGCTTCTAAAGCCTTCAAATGTCTTAAGTTGTTCAATGCCTTGTTGTGATGTCTTCATCATGTCGCTTGTGTTTGTGCTGTTAGAATACCATTAACAAAAGTCATACTACCAGTAGAACCTAATGTAGTTAATTTAGCAGTAGTAATTGTTCTAGTAATACCACCAGTAGGTACTATAGTTCCTGATATAGTAGTACCAGTTATACTACCACCTGTAATAGCTACGTTGTTACTATTCTCTGTAGCCATAGTACCAAGACCAAGATTACTCCTAGCACCAGCAGCAGTATTAGAACCTGTACCACCTTGCACAATAGTCCAAGGTGATCCACCAGTCTGTGCTACTTGAATATAGTTACCAAGGTTTCTAAACCAATCACGCCAAGAAAACTCTTCACCAATTGGTGTCTGTGGTATTGGGGGGAGCAGATTATTAGCCATAATTACTCCCAATCACAATCAGTAGCATAACCAAACTCATGCAGTACATCAAGTTGTTTCTCTAGACGACACCCAATATCAGTACGATACATAATGGAGTTAGGAATCTCAATCTTCTTCTTGATAGTGCTATAACACTTCTCACGAGCATCAGTTACAGTAGCACCCTTGCCTGATACAGTACAAATGTAATCACCTGCTGTAACAAACATAGGTGTGTTCATTTTAACTTCACCGTCACACATGCTTGGGGCTTTACCCCACATGACTTCAGCACAATGAACATCGTTGACTACGTCCTCTTCTGTCAAGCCAAACAAAGGATAACCGGAGTTATCTTTCTTGCTTATCTTGCAATAAGGATAATCAGGGATAGCAATAACAACGCCACAAGCAATTGCCTTGCTGGTACGTAGTGTGTCCTCACCGTTGATAAGGTCGAGCATCCACTGAGCGGGGTCGCCATTATGCAACGCTTGTTGAATCTGAAAGAGCGGCCAGCCTGGTCGCATAGTAAACTCAAGAGGCCAAGGAAAGCCATCTTTGTCAATGATACAATTAACATCAATATAACCTGTATATGCTAAGCCATGAAGAAAGTCTTCAAGCGGTTTGAGAACTTGGTCTGCCAAGTAAGATTCGGAGGTATAGCGAACGATAGTACCTTGCTCGCCAGTGGCGACACCAAGATCATCATTCATTAACTTCTTAAATTCCCAGCTCTCACAAAACTGCTTGTTGAAACCACCAGGTCCGAACCAGCCACCTACGCCAAATTCAACACCACCGTGGAACTCTTGGAGGATAAAGTCGCCTTTGTATGCGTTACTCTTCTTCCACTTCTGTAGCATAAAGACCATATCGGCTGCTGATTTAGCAACGTAAGATAGTTCCTTGGCTCCATCACCGATAGGCTTACTAACGTAACGCTTTGGA